TTCATTATAAGCCCCCTGTCATTCAGTCTGGGCACAACAAACGGCTCTACCTCTTCATAGTCAGTATGTGGTAACTTAAATCTACTCATTGCATCCTTCTTCTTTAAAGATGCTTAGGTTTATGGCTAGGGAGATGAACTATGGGAACTTCTTGAAGGGGTATGGGCTAAGAGATATAAAGAACGCTACCAATATGAATATGCGTTACATCATAAAGTCTATTGGCCAGCTATGTGAAATGGATGTGATAAGATACGAGACCAATAAGGGGCGCAGGACATATATGGTGAATCCCATTTATTTCTATAAGGGTTCTATGAAGAGTATATTTTCGGCTGTAAGAAGCTACAACAAAATGCCTAAATTAAATTCTGAAGGCGATAATGAGTATGAATTTTTTGAAGATTAATTATGAAATCAGAAACAAGCAAGTCAATTTTAGCAAGAGATTACATTGAGAGGTATAGTGACTTTCCTACCAATACGATATCTAGAATTCTTCATTCTGAATATCCAGATGTGTTCCCAACATTTGAACACGCTAGGAATTCTGTTAGATACCATAGAGGTGAACTTACCTATGAATATAAAGGAAACAAAAGTACTATTAAGAATCCAGTAGGGAAGAGGACAGAAGATGAGAAGAAGGATGCAATGAGTAGATTTAAGTTACCACATACTGACTATGAAGAGGTAGAGCCGTTTGTTGTGCCCAGACTGAATGACAGGGGGCTTATAATGAATGATATACATTTGCCGTATCAAGATAATGAAGCACTTGAGATTGCCATTAACTATGGGATTAACTTTAATCCAAACTTTATTTATTTGAATGGAGATACTATTGATATGTATCAAGCTTCACGATTCATAAAGGACAGAAGACTTAGAGACTTAGGTGGTGAACTTGAGATTGCTCGTCACTTTTTGGCCGAGCTCAAGTCTGTGTTTGATTGCCCTATATACTTTAAGCTTGGTAATCACGAGGAGAGATGGCAGAACTACCTTCGTGTGAATGCGCCAGAGCTACTTGGCATAGATGACTTCGAACTTTCTAACGTACTTAGATTTGGAGAAAGCGGAGTTCAAGAAGTTAAGAGTAAGCAGGTTGCTAGGATAGGAGACTTCACCTTAGCACACGGCCACGAGTTTGGACAAAGTGTATTTAGTCCTGTTAATGCTGCTAGAGGATTGTATACCCGGGCTAAGATTAACTGTGCTATTGGACATCACCACGTAACATCTGAACATAGTGAGAAAGATATGGCAGGGAATGTAGTTACTACTTACTCTATCGGCTCCCTTTGTGGACTTTCTCCGGAATACCTCCCTTATAATCGTTGGAACCACGGATTTGCGACAATTGAGACAGAACCAGACGGTAGCTATGAGTTTAGAAACTTGAAGATTATCAATGGCAAGGTGATGTAAAAAAAATACAATTGATATAATTTGTAAATTTGAATCGTTAATTATAACTAATATGGACTTTAAGGCACCAAAGAAAAAGGGAGAAAGAATCCCATTTGAGAAGCGAGAATACTTGCCGGGGAAGTGGCGTAATAGTGATGACAAAAAAGTAGGTAAGCCTAAAGAATTGCCAACTGATAAAATCGAAATCCAAAAGAAGCTTGATGCTGCTTTGAAAAAACTAAAGAAAAAATGGGACTGAAAGACGATAATCTAAAGAAGAGAGTTGTAACTAAGGTTGAAACTCCGTCATATGGCTCTTCAAAGATGGTTTCTAGATTTAACAAAGAAGGCAATCTAAAGTCTCAGAAGTTTGTGGAAAGAGACTCTTCTGGTAAGAAAACACAAGTTGTTAAGAAGGAATATACCAGTGGCAACAGTGAACTTGGTATGAAAATAAAAAGAGCTGCTGCCAGAGCAGGAAGTGCTTTTGGTTTAAAGAGAGACCTTGAGCAAACTAGAGAGGGTATAACAAAAATAAAAAGAAGATAATGGGACTATCAAGTGATGATTTAAAGAAGAAAGTTGCGGCTGCTAAAAATCGTGCTTCGCAACATTCTGGCACACAAGTTATTAAAGGAACTAGGCCCCAATTAGGTGTTTTTAAAACAATTAAAGAAAGAACTACAAGTGGTGGTTTATTTGAGCCGTATAAATATAAAACAGAATCTATTGATACTACAGGATATTCTAAAGGAAAAAAAACTTACGAAGTTAAAACTGTAGAAGGTGTAGGTGATAAAACTGGTTCTAAAGTTACAAATAGTAAATCAAAAACTATTTCTAGAAAAAATGTTCCTGCTACATTAAAATCTTTAAATAAATAATAATAACTAAAAATAAAAAGAAGATAATGTTAGGAAAGATGTCAGGCGTAGACCCTAAGCTTGTAAAGAAAGCTTACGAAGCTGCAAAGAAATCAAAGATGACTGAATACAAAGGCTCTAAATCTGAAGAGAAGTATTCGTCAAAAGAAGATAAGAAGAAACACGAAAAGAAAGAGTCTAAAAAGACTGAGATGCGTGAGAGAAAAATGTCTAAAATGAAAAAATATTAATTATGGAAATGACAATGAATGAGGCTTCTTCTGGCGGGCCAAAGAATCCTATCAAGAAATTTATCAAACAAGTTCAGCGTAAGCGACAAGTTATTAAAGCTGGTGGAGGTAAGTACTCTATGCCTGTTCGATATGCTATTCACAAAACTATGAAAGAAGCTAAAGAAGGTATCAAAGAAGGTTTTGAGGATATCGGAGAGAACATGAGAAAAAGAAGACAAATCAGACAGGCAACAATAAATCAAACACGACCAACTAGACAGAATAGTTCTGTAGGAGTTTGTGGCGCTAAAGATAAGAATTGCCAAAACTAAACAAATTAACTAATGAGTTTTGATTTAGTTCAAGACGGTATTAGTTCGAAGGGTGTGCGTACAGCACAATGGATGCCAGACCATCCAGAGTTTAAATATCCAAAAGAGTTTGTCAATTGGATAGAATCAATAAACAGTGGCTGGCAAAATAAAATAACCTATAAGCCCTTCGAGTTATATCGCAAACAAGCAAAGATATGGATGGAAGATGATTCCACCATTCTTGATTTTGACACCGAAGAAGACCAGATAGACTGGTTAAAAGTAGAGATTCGTAGGTGTAAAGAAAACACGCTATACTTCTGTAATAAATACGGTAAGATAAAGGAAGACAAATCAGAGAATGGTATGCTTCAATATAAAGCGTGGGAAGCACAGGAAGTACTTCTTTTCCTATTTGACTGTGGATATTCTATGATGATTGGTAAAGCTCGTCAGATTGGATTTACCACTACTATGTGTCTTGCTGGAATGAAGAGGGTAAACCTAAACAAATCATACTTCATTAAGTTTGTTACCCACTCAAAGGATAAGGGTATAGAGATATTTAGGGATAAGGTAAAGTGGACATACACTAAAATCCCGGGTTATATTGCTCAAGAGGTAAAGAACTGGACAGACCAGATTATGAACTTTGATAAAAAGGGAGATAAGAAAGGTCGTGATGAAGGTGGTGCTTCTCGTTTCCAAGTTGATTCACCACAGATAGATGCCATAAATGGTGGTTCACCTTCTTGTGTGCTTGTGGATGAGATTGGTTTATTTGACATATTTGGAGAGATGATGAGGGAAGGTAGACCTGCCTTATTCAAGTTCAATCCAGAGACGGGTAAAATGACTATGCAACAGCAGTTTATCGCTTGGGGTACAGGTGGTGAAATGGACAAAGGTGGTTCCGTATTTGAATCAGAATTTAAGATGTGTCTTCGCCAATGGGCAGAAGGTAACTATGAGTATGGTATTATACCTTTATTCTTTAATGCATACGCAAGAAGAGGTGTAAATGATGAGCATATAGAGAGTGAGAAGAAAGCATACTTAGCAATGGGAGATTCCAAGAAGGGAGAGCTCGCTAAGGTTCAGTTCCATCAGCATTATCCAATAACCATAGATGATATGTTTATTAGGAAGGCAAGAACACTTGTTCCTATACACTACTGTAATCAAAGACTGAATAGCATATATGACAGAGATACCCCAATACAATATGGTTTCTTTGACCCTATATTCGATATGAGTAGGCCAACACCGGATTTACATACTGAATACAGAATAATAGGAGCCAGATGGGTTGAGACAGGAGAAAGAGACCATTCATCTACTACTGCTATGATTGCACACCATCCTCCGCAAGATGAGATATGGAAAAATAGATTCTACCAAGGTACTGACCCTATCAACTCAGAGACAGGTCACTCAAAAATGTGTAGTGCTATATGGGATGCGTACACTAATTCTGTATCTTCTGTTGTTTTTAACAAGGATAAACGGTTTAAAAACGATTATCTACAGGTATTATTACAATCATTGTACTATGACCAACAGAAAAAGGGAGGAGTAAAGGAACTTGTGGAGAATAACATTGGGGATATGCACGTAGACTTTCAAGAGATACACGGTTTCAAGCATAAGTTTACTTCGAATGCACAGCTTCCAGAATATTTTCAAACGTATGGCGGTAAATGGTTTGGGATATCCAACAAAGCGAATACAGCACCAAGGATTATGGCTAAGACAGAAGAGCTTTTAGATGCTTATGGTGATAGAATAGATGTACCTTGGTTATGGGAGCAGCTTAAAACATTCGTAGAGAAGGACTTAAAGTCTCAGTCTTCACATAGACAGACACGTTATCAAGCATCTGACCTTAGATATGACTATGATGATACGATATTTGCTGTGACGTATGCGTATATCAATGCACAGGCTCATGCTAAATACGAACCAACAAACATAGCCGGTACAGAATCAACTGCTCAAGTAACAGTAAGATACGTTCAAAGTAAGGAGACTAATTATAGAATGCGATTAGCAAGAGTAGATAGTAACGGTAAGATTTTAAAAATAATCAAATAAAGTAGGCTCTACTTTTACCATATTTTTATTGAATCCAAGCTCTTTATGTTCCCATATTGAGCCGTTATTATCTTTTAAAACCTCTAAGTAACTGTCTTTCAGTGAGTTAAAGAACTTTATTTCTGAACGATTCATCTTTTTGTTGGACATATTCTTGTACTTAAAGAACTCTGGGTCAAGGCCGCTGTTTTTGTTGTACCAGTAAAGATGATATTCTTCCTTCTTTCTGTCATATTCAAATGATGGGGTGATATATGACTTGATGACGAAGTGCTGCGTATTGTTTTTTAATACTTGTTTTAGTTTATTGCTTGAATAGGTAGACGATGTACTCATGCTGCCAGATTGTTGAATATAAAATCAACTTCTTTTACCATATCGGCCATTTTAAAGGCTTTATATGTTTCGTTTGATTCATTAATCCAACAAATGTATGAATTTCCTAATTTCAAATTAGTATTTTTCTCAATAATTTTTTTATATACAGCCAATTGCAATGAGTATGTGTTGTATTCACACTCGTGTAAATGCTCTAGGCCATTGGTCATTCTATTCTTGTACTTGCTGTATGTGTTTATCTCTTTGTTTGTTTTATAGTCCCATATCTGAAGCTCCTGTGCTTTAACATTGTAGAATAATTGGTCTATCATTCCGCACAACAAAAGATTTTCGTCACCAACAACCATCTCTGAGCGAATAGGTATAAGCCTTCCAATTGAGTCGCTATGAAACTTATCTATCATATCCCTAAGCGCAATAGGCAAGTCTTCTTCTGAAGGGGAATATGTCTTGTTTGAGAACTTTAATTCAGCGTATTTGTGAGCATGAGTCCCTTTGATTATTGATGCTATCCTCTTGTCATCCCATTCTTTGACTACGTCATCATATTCAAGTCCGTGCTTTGCAGAATATCTTAATGCTTGGCCTTCTACATCAAATTCCTTTTTGTACTTAGAGATAAGAGTAGTTGTTGATATACATTCTTTCCCAGAGTAAAGATACTTGTGATGATTCTCTTCAAAAGATATCTTGTTGAACTTGTCTAATTCTTCGAATACTTCAAACATAGTCAAGAACTGTTTCTTCCAAAAGCTCCTTAACTGCTTGTTCAGCTTCTAAGTCATCATCAGTGTATGCTCTGAATCTGTTTGCTAGAAAAAACTTGTATGCAGAATCTTCTGATATATTCAGTTCCGCTAGTTTGTAACCAATTGACATACGTTGTCTAGCCAAGTGCTTTGCATCAACAACAGTGTACACTTCATCTTTCTTAATCCAATCGCCAACAAAACCATCTGGTTTAAATCGGTCATTAACACAAACAACTCTAAATGTCTCCATAGTTTATTTTTTGAAAAAAATCGCCCCAGTAAATGCAGTACCGAGGCGAAACCTAAACAACTAAAATGTATTAATTGAGCAAGTAAAATACAAGACCACAGCCTGCATTACTGTTTGACAAATGTATTACTTATTTTTTAATTTCCTAATAGAATTGAAAAAAAATTAAAGAAAGAAAAAAGAAAAAGAAAGAAAGAAAGAAAAGAAAAGAAGCAAAAGAAAAGAAAGAAAGAAAAAGACTATATATTTCGTATATACTACGTATATACTCATACATAGTCCAAAAAGAAAAAAGAAAAAAAGTATTTTATAAAAGGCGGAGATAAATTTTACTTAAAAAATCCATTGACAAATTTTATCTATATTTGTGACCAATCACAGTGGTGAGTTAAACAAATTTATTAACCAGCACAGATAGAAATATCGGTGTTAAAAACAAAAAAAAATGATTTCTTACAAATTACCTAAGATTGATTACGATGTTGTTTTCAATCTTGACTCTTACGGCTCTGGAGATGTTGCTCTTGCTAACGGAGTCTTAAAAATCAAAAATGAAGCAGGAGATGTAGCTGCGACTATCAAAGCTAGCGACTTGCTTTCATTTGCTTACGATGCTTATGCAGCAGGTACTGCGAACGTAGTAGACGTTGTATTGACAAACGTAACTATGGTTGCTAACAATCAGTATTCACTTACTGTTTATGCTCCATATGTACAGAGCTTCTTTGGTGGTGGTCAGGAAACTGGAGCTACTTACCAAACTCGCACTTACGTTGTTGGTGTAGATGCTACTCCTACAGTTGATGAGTTAGGTGCATTGTTTGCTGCTCGTATCAATGCTGATGCAAATGCTTACTTTACAGCTACTTACACAACTGGTACTGATACATTAGCAATTACTGCTGCTTCAGCTTCTGCTGGTGCATTGGTTGTTACTGCTCCTGCTGGTGCTACTGTAACTGATTCTACTGCTTGGGCTGCTCCAGTTGGAACACTTGATGAAGTAACTCAGTACATCAAAGCATCAAACTTATCTGTTTCTGCTTATGACCGATATGTTATCAGCTACCGAAAAGTTATCCGTCACAATGCTGTAACTGGACTTCAAGTAATCAAGCCTGTGAACGTATTGTTCTACATTGATACTGCTGATACTACTGGTGTATCATTACTTACCTCTATCTTAGATGGTTCTTACGGGTCATCTTCAGCTAACTTGGCTAAGTATTGCGGATGTCCAGCAGTGTAATTTAAAACACTATATTTGTAGGGTAGGGGATTAGTTTCCTCTACCCTTATTTAGTAAATATGAGTAAGAAAGAAAGAGTAGAAGTAGATGTAGTTCTTTTTGGTTTAGATTCTGGCTCAGACTTAAGGATGGAATATCCGGAGTTATCTAAGATTCCAGAATTTGAAAAGTTAAAGTCAAAAGAAGTTAGGCTTTGTTGGTTACTCGGAAACAGAACATCACCTCTGTACAAGATTGATGACAAAAGACAAAGGTTAAACAAGGCATTAGAGACCATATACGGTCAGAGATACAGAGAGAACGAAGACCTTGATTCAATATTGAAAGGCGATATGCCGCAAGAATTGAAGGAAGGCATTAAGAGAATGGAGGAGTTTAATCCCGAGTATCGTCTTAGGGCTAAACTTTTAAGTCAGTATATGTTTGAAACTCTAAACACTATGGTTGTCCTTAGTGATTCAGAGATGGCCCAAATGGATATTGATGAGAAAAAGAAATATACAGATTTGGTAGTTAAGATACATTCAGAACTTCCAGATATGGTTAAGAGACTTGAAGAATCTTACGGTGTCAAAACAATAGAAAGACAGACCAAGAGAAAGATTATGGTTAATATTAATGACGTTTTGAAGTAGTATGGCTTACTTATTTAGTGACAGCAGAATACGCCCTAACAAGTTAGAGGCTAAGAAAGACAAGAAATACCATAGAGACTATGCTAGGTTCTGTCTATCATCAATGAGTAGTTATCTATACAGAAGATACATCAACAAATGTCTAATCAACTGGTCGTTCTTCAAAGGTCAAGATGGTCAATGGATTTTTGACGAAGACATTGAAGCTTTCTTCTTAGATGAGTCTGGAGATATCCGTAACCGACTGAAATGGACTAAGAACGTAATCAAGCCGATGGTTCAACAGTATGTTGGTAATGCTATCCGATTGGCTTACGATGCTAAAGCAAACTGTGTTTCTGATTTCGTTATAAATAAAAGAGAAAAGGAATTAGCCACTATGAAGGATTATCATAAGTTGGTTAAGGATTATCCTTTCTTTGAGAGTATCGTAAAGGAGTTTGTTCCGCTTCAAGAAACAGAAGAAGATACAGAAGAGTTATTCAACAATCTATTCGTAGAAGAATACGAAAAAGATATAAACAACCTTATTGATTTTATTTCTAGTGAGGTTAATATTGAGGAGTTAAAAGTTCAGATTACACGACACCTTGCTATTTGCGGTATGGGTATCTACAAAGGGTACGAAGTAAATGGTAATTATGTTGCTGATGCTGTTAATCCATTGTTCTTCTTATGGGATATGTCGGCAAGAAAACCCGACTTATCTGACTCTGAATATATGGGTGAATGGTACTATATGGATTCACCAAGTATCTTTGAGAGATTCCAAGACTTAACTCCAGACGAAAGAAAAGCTATTGAGAGTTATGGTAACAACAACCAGAACAATGGTATCCATAAAATTGTAAATGGTATCTATACTCTTGCTGGAAATAAGATACCTGTTCACGAAGTATACTGGAAAGATATTGAGGTAAGAGAATATGGTTGGGTAAATGATGAGTATGGTTATCCTTACTATACAATGATTAATAACCCAGACTCTCCATACAAAGATAAAGACTTGATTGAGCCACTTACTCAAGAGCATAAAGAAGATATGGGTAAAAAGAAGAAGCATAAAATCTATGTTGACGTTCTTCGATTTGCTATCCTTATTGCTCAAGAGGATATGGGTAATGCTGATAATGATTTAGTTCTTGATTATGGTATTGTTCCTTATCAAGAGAAGAATTTATATGACCCTGCAAACGTTAAGTTCCCTTATAAGTGTTACACTTGGGTATATGACCGTGGAGAAGTATTGACTCCACTTGATGACGTTATTGACCCTCAGCGATTCCTTAACCGTACAATATCTGTTGTTGAATCTCACATGGCAAATATGAGAGGTACAGGTACTGTAATTTCTAAGTCTGCTGTTGACGATAGAGATGGTGAAGCTGATATCAATAGAAACATCAATGCATCTAAGCCTATATTTGTAGATACTGACCGTGTTGGTTCAGTTCAGAATGCGATTGGTACATACGGTAGCAATGTTGGCCCGGGTACGCTTCAGTTGTTTGATGTGATACAAAGTATCCAGACAAGTATTCAAGATGTTACAGGTGTAAACGAAGCTATGACCGGTACACAAGGTGCATCAGATGCTTTAGTTGGGGTTGTTCAAGCTCAAATACAAAGAGGTTCATTGGTTCAAGAACCATTCTACTGGGCTCTTACTTCTATCCTTAGACAAGCATTCGAGCATATGGCTACTGTTGGTAAGGCTATATACCACGACAATCCACGCAAGTTAGCGATAATGGTTGGTGATAAAGGACTTCAGAATATAACTATTACTAAAGACCACTTATTACAAGACTATAGAATATTCATTTCAAGAGGAGAATCTAAAGAACAAGGAATTACCAATGGTAATCAGTTGTTGTTCACTTTGTTACAGTCTGGAATGATTGACCAAGTGATGTTCTCTAATCTATTCAATAGAGCAAATCCAGAATTAATTGCTAACGCCTTACGTGAGCATTACAGAGCTGTTAAACAAGCAGATGCAATGGCAACAAGAGCACAGGCAGAAGGTGAAGCACAAGGGCTACAAATGGCTCAACAGCAACAGCAAGCTCAAGCTCAAATGATGCAGGCTGCAGGAGAAGAGGAAATTGCTAGAGAACAAATGAGGCACGACCAGAAAATGGAAGAGGTAGCATTCAAAGAAAATGCTAAGACTGAGCGTGACATACTTAAAAAACAAGCAATGTAATTAATTGTTAATTTTGAAATCAAATAATAATTTATATGGAAGACAACTTTGAAAAGGAGTTGGAACGAGCAACATCGGGAGTGTCTTCTAGTGAAATTGATTTTGATAGTTTAGATATTGCTCCTGATATGCAGGAGCAGTTGCGACAAATCGAATCATTAGCTAGAATTGACTCTGAGTTCGCCAACTCAAAGGAGTACCAAGACTTGATGGCTAGTTTATCTGGAGAGACAAGCAATCAAGCATCATCATCCTACGATGAAGAGGATGAAGAAGAAGAAGAGGATGAAGAAGAGGATGAAGCAGAAGTGTCAGATGATATATTTGGCATCTTAAAGCCTACCAAATCTCCGAAGGATGTAAGAATTAATTTCGAGCCTCCTAAAGAAATGGTAAAAATGCTTTCTTCTAAATATGGAATTGATGATGCTAGTAAGTTCTTTGCTTCTGTAGACACTTGGAGGAACCAAGCACAAGAAGGTACTGAGTTTAAGCGTGAATACGAAGCTTTGACAAATGACCTTCAGTCCTTGCCTCCAGATATTAAAATGGCTGTTGAGCTTTGGGCGAATGGTGATGACCATTCAAAAGCTTTTAATATGCAGGAAAGACTGGATTTCTCATCCGACTTTGGAGAACAACAAGTCGAAGGTTTAGTTCAGCATTATCTTCCAGAGCAGTACGACAGATTGATATATGACCTTGAAACAGGGAATATTGATGAAGGAGACTTTGAAGATAAAATGATTTTGTTAGCGGATTCAACAAAACGAATGTTTATTGAAGACAAAAAAGCATTAGAGACCGAACGTGAGCAGTTTGTTAATCGTCAGAAGAACGAGTTTCAAAACATGAAGAAAACAGCGCTGCTTTCCGTTGAGAATCTAAGTAAGGCTTACCCTAACTTCAGTAAGTCCGAGGTTGCCAAAATTAGGACTGTCTTGGTTGAGGGGAAGATAGACAATCTGTTTCGAAATCCTGACGGAACATACTCAGACGATGCTGCAGAGCTAGTTGCGTATGCGATGTATGGAAAGAAAATGTTGGAGTCTGTAAAGAAAATCGCTGAACGAAAAGGAGAAAGTATGGCTAACCAGAAGATAGTCGACTCAAGTCCTAAAACGGTTAAGAAACAAAGAGCTGCAGGTGCAAACCAAGGCTTAGGAGTTGAAGCTGTCGGACACTTGGGTGGTTTATTTAAAGGAGACCCATACGCAAGTAGATAAGTTTAAAAACTAAATTTTAAAAACGATGGCGTTATACAATGACACAACGGCAAAGTTCACGAACCAGAACTTAAACTCTGTAGGTTCGGAATATGCTAACCTGTACGGTCACGACTTGTCCCTATTGGTACAAAAGTTGACTAACCGAGCAATCTTTGATGCTGCTCCTCAGCAGTTCATGGATTTGAAATTGTTGAACATGGTACCAGCAGAGCAAGTTAACTCTGACG